CGCGCCTGTTGGCAGCACTTCGCATAATCCTATATGCGGGTTGGCATTAATAATTCGCTCAAAGTCCAATGCGTTGCCATAGTAGTAATAGGCAAGGTTATCCCAACGCTCGCCTTGTTTTACGGTATGTTTAAGTACGGTTTGTTGTGTCATCAATTACGTCCTCATCTTTGCGTAAAACGACCCAGGCGGTCATTTCTGCCACAGGTGCTGCTGCATTATCAATCCGCTCATTAATGTCGTCCATCGCGCTATCTGCGGGCTTAAACCAGTTATTCCAAT